ACATTTCTAATGTAGATCAATCCTCTTGATAAGTGTTGGCGAAGTGTGGCACTTGATAAACTGTCACAATGCTTTGGGGACATCTAAAGCAGTTATTCCAGTGACAGTAAATCACTGGAATAACTAAGAATCTATTTAAAATATAAGCACTAGACCAAGTGCGTGCGTCAGCCGACTACTATTTCAAATCGGTTACTGGAATTACACCAGCAAGCTTAGAACGACTCATTAACCCGTCTCACCAGCCGACTACTATTTCAAATCGGTTACTGATCCGCCCAGTAGCTTATGGAGGCTCTAATTAATGGATGCACTTGGTTTAGTGCTTATATTTTAAATATATCATGATAATTTTCAGATAGTTGGCAAAGTGTGACACTTTATAAAGTGGCATAATCTAACCCCCACGATGTCAGAATAGGTGATTAGATTAAAGTATGGACAAATAGGAGATCAAAATGAACACGCTAGAAACAAAATTAATCACAGAGAAATACTCAACTTTTCCAGTTTCTTGGCCAGATGAGGGACTATCTCTCAAAAGAGAGAAAGTACAATATTTATTATTTCTAAAAAAAGAGACTGGTGGTTTAAAGGGCTATGGGAAAAATAGATTATGGAATGGAGTACATCTTAAATACGAGCCTGAAATCGTGACAGATTTGGAAACTAATCAAAGGGTAACTGATCGGATGGACTACTGGCTAGAAGTAAATGAAAATCTTTTTCAACTTATTAACGAAGCTCAAAAAGAATATAATGAAATGCTTTATGATTACACTTAGTCAGTTATCAGTTATCAGTTACCAGTTATCAGAGGCTTGATTGACTTTCAGCAATTGAGAGAAGATTATTAGAAGTATTACAGTTTTGATCATGCCAATTACAGCAAGACAAGCTAACATTTATCGGGCATGGGCTGATTTCTACGGAATTCTTCCTTTGCCCCTTACCGAAAAGCACAAGCTTTATCGGTACAAAGCTAGTAAAAAATTAGCCGAAAAGTTAGGCGTGCAACAAGAACAAGTCCGCCGCGCCGTTTATAAAGTTTATCGGTGTTTGGAATTGGGGGAATCGCTTCCCCCAGAGGAAAAACATTGTCCCAAGTGCCACAGTCACAATCTTCACCAATTACCCGATACTAAAGCAGGAAATAGGCAATTTTATTGTCAGGACTGCCATCACAGGTTTGTCTGGTTTAAATAAATGCGATTAATAAAAAACATCTTTGCTGGCGAAATTGCATCGGTTAAAAAAATCGAAACAATTGTAAAAGAGATTGATGATAGAATTACAGGAGAGACTTTGTACACTTTAGGCAGCAAAGTTATTGACCTTTATCATTTTTATCATTATTGGGACGCGGTTCCCGCTTACGGGCTTTATGTAAACGACTGCATTGATTTTTTGAAAATAATGGGAACAGACGTTTACACAGATTGTCTAAAACGAAATAATTTGATATAATAAACCTAAGTTTACAGGTTCTAAATTTATGGATATTGAACGCGCAATGAAAGTTCAAGACAAATTTCTTAATTTACCTGATGAAGCCAAGAAATATGTTAATGATTTAGTAAACGAAGCAAGGCAAAACCCTAAATCAACGGTATTGAAAAATTTTTATGATAAAACTATCAAGAATGGTAAAATGGATTTATTGTTAAGTAACATACAAAACCCAATTAAAAAACGTAATTGGTTGGATCAGCTTAAATTCAATATAGCAACAAGTATGTTTTTAATAGTAACAGGCATTTCTATTCCTAAATGCCTTCGAGAAAACCATGATCTTTTTATGCTGGTCGTGGCAATAGCTTCAAACTTTTTAGTGGAAGGTAGCTACTATGAAAGATACAATACTCGAACTCTTTGGTAACAATTACCAAAAAGTGACACTTGATAAACTGTCACTGTGGATACTTTTGTACTGATTATTCTGTAAACCACTGTAAATAAATCTGATGCGCTATCTGTGCAGTCATTACAGGAGGCACACTCATTCCTATTAAATAATTTGGTTTAATATTTTTAAAGTTGTAATCAAGCGGATAGCTACCAATCATTTTAACTTCATCCATTGTTATTCTATTTGGATGATCAAATCTTATTGGGACAGAATCTTCACTCGCTACTGTAGTAGGAGAAATCTGGTTATCGTGAATAAATTTAGCTTGAAATCTTTTTCTTTTATTTCCAATTCTTTCGTGAATACTCGCTAAATCTTGATCTATTTTTATTCTTTTATCCCATACAGCTTTTGTTTCATTGGTTAATTCTTTTCCTAATTTTTTTGACTTAAATTCACTATAAATAATTGATTTTTCATCAAAACTTAACTCTAGATTTTTAAAGTTTAAATCATTCCTTTGGCAAATAAAAAATACTCGCTCACGTTTTTGAGGTACTCCCATGCTCGCAGCATTCAAAAGAAATAACTGTACTTTATACCCTGCTTTTTCAAATTCATCTTTTATTCGCTTTACATACGCTTTGGCATTACCTTGAATAATTCCTTTAACATTTTCAGCGATAACGACCTTTGGCTGTAGTTTTTTTGCTAATCGTATGTAATCAAAGAAAAGGTCATCAAGTCGCTGTTTAGCCTGACCTTCCCTAAATACTTTTTCTTTCCCCCAGTCTTTTTCTCTATTTCCTGCCATGCTAAATGAAGAGCAGGGAGGTGAGCCGTCTAAAATATCTAGGTTATAAAGTTCATTAGGAAAGATTGTACGATCAGCAAAATCTCTTATATCTTCAATAAATAAATATTTAGGATTGTGGTTAACTTTATATACATCAGCTACCTGCGAGTCTATTTCAACACCTCCTAAATGGTCAAAACCTGCTAACTTGTAACCCATAGTCGAACCACCGCCACAGATAAAAGTACCAAATACTTTTAACCCATGTTTTTCAATTCCGGGTGCTGGGTATCCATCTGACAAATTCCACTTATATGCAAATTTATGTTTAGTCATTACCTAAAAGCTTCCATACTGCTTGTTCGGGTGTCGATGCTATTTTACTTAATTGTTCTTTTACTTGCCAGTATTCATTTTCTGTATAACTTAATTTAATTATCATTTGCCCATCCATACCCTCGATGTCAATTTCTTTGTTTTTTCCCGAAAAATTATCTGTTATATTCGATTCAAAATTATCAGAATTATCTAAATTATCTGAAGTATTTAAAGCTTCTAGGATTGAATTTAAATCGCCGATTACTCCTAAATTCTCCCCCTCTTCATCAAGGTATTCAGCTTGGCTAATTAGTAAGTCAGTATCAAAAAGCTTTAATTCCGTAGCAAGGTCAAGCCCCGCCCCGTGAATCGTAGAATGATTGTGAATAATCGAGTATTTTATAGCTTGAGCCTCGTTTTTAGCGTGAACTCCTACTAAAATAGGAACCATCCACTCCCCATCATTGTCAATATCTATACCTCTAGGTCGATCTATTTTGCGCTTTTTAATTGCTAATAGTGCGGCACACCGATCATGACCCTCAGTAATCCCCCCTTTTCCGCCGTTTAAGCTCGGATCGTAGCCAATTGGGTCTTTAAATCCCAACTCCAATATTGAAGCTATGGTGTTTTCAGTGGCGTGTTTTTTGGAATTACCCTTTAGTTGTTTTAGGTCGCAAAGCCGTCGATACTCAATTTCTAATTTATCTGTCATGATTGATGTAAGATTAAGTAACTCTACTACTATAATAACCAATGGTTGTCACTAATCGAGGCAGAAAGCGTACATACTCTATTCATGAAGAGGTAATCGAGTTTACCAAATATCCTATCTGGGAACAGCAAGAACTAGAAACCCCTGATTGGTTTGAAAGATTTCAGATTTTTTACCTTCCTATTCCATCAGGCTATCGCACTTTAAACCGAGCTTACAGTAACTGTGGGGAAGCTTCTGGGGAACAAATAGAAAAAACTAAATTTAAACGAGCCAAAACTGTCCCCGATGACTGGCAGTTAGCACACAAAAATTATCGGTGGGAAGAAAGAGCAAAAGCCTATTGGCTTTTAAAAATTCAAGAGCAACAAGCTTACACTGATAGCATTTTACGAGAAATTCGAGAGAAGACTCTAAAGATTACTCTAAAAAACCTCGAAAAGATTGAACAGATGACTAATTATCCGATTTCTCGCCGTCGGATAGATTCTGTAGATGAATCGGGCCGACCGATTGCCATAACAATTGAACCTAACGGAAATTGGAATCATAGAGACGCAGTGACTATGGCTAAAACGTTGACTGATACCTTTGAAAAAGTTTTAGGTTTTGACACCATCGAGTACGCAATTAATATTGTTCAAAAGCACGGATTAGCTGTTATTGACCCTGACGGAAAACTTATAGGACATCCTGGCATAGAGAAACTCGATGACGGACTGACCTCGATTATTCGTGATAGTGCAGAATTTGATGATGATGTAATGGTTCCCACTAGGATAAGCGATGACGATGAAAGCGAGTAAATTATCATTAAAAAATCTCTCAAAGATAAAAACAGCGACCGAAAAATATCGACTTGTTAACACCAAAGAAGAAATTGTTTTTCCTCAATTACAAGAGGGAAAACAAGCTTTATTTGGGGAAATTGACGCTGATGTAATCTTCTATGGCGGAGGCGCAGGAAGTGGAA